AGTATCGTTGAAATCTCTTACAATTAAATCAAATTCACCAGAGTCAACGTTAATGTTTTGAACCATTATTTTTACTTGGAAGTTAGCCATTTCACCATCTGAAATTGTTTGAATTTGGAATAAATTTGAAACGTTACCACCTCTTACTTCAGATACAACTGTTGGAGATATTGTGGTATCCCAACCTTGTAAGAAGTTATCACCATCTAAATTATAACCCAACACTGGACTAATACCTCTAATTAAACCTTGTTGGTATGCGTATTTTAATAAATTAGGGTAAATTTCGTGAACATATACTGCGAAATCGTCAGTTGATTTATCAAAAACATCAGTACCTAATACTTTTGTAATGTATTTTGAAGATGTAGTATCTAACGAACAAGTGAATGATTTAGTACCACTATTCAAACCTACGGTTGTTAATGTAAATTCAGAGAATACGTTTGTACCTAAAGTACCAACACTTGAAATTGTAACTCCAGTATTAGCAGTCACTTCGTGTGTTAATGTTTGACCAACATATTTACCTCTTGATCTCAACGCAGCAACTACAATATTATCATAGTCGGTGTTTAAAGACGCATTCCATAAGAATTTAGTACCTGTAAATCCTGTACCGTTCCAAACGAAAAGATAAGAAAACACATGACTTATTGACGAACCTGTATTGTGGAATACATTGTACCATTCTTTATTGTTAAACGATTCATCTCTACTTGCACCATTTAACGGAGACGATACCTCAGTCCCACTCAATGATGAAACGTTAGCATCTGGAACAAGACCGATAACGAACCATTGTCCAGTTTGTCCTGTACCATATCCAGCAAAATTATCTGTGATATAATCTGTTATTGATGTACCGTCTACAGATGTTTTACCAGAAAGTTCACCATAAATGGTACTTCCTGTGATACCTGTTAAAGCCGGGTTTAAAGTGAATCCTGTTGATGTAGGGGTTTGAGTCTTATCAACGGTGATACCACCTATTGTCTTAATACCGAATGTTTTGTAAGGTTTGTATCCTGTAAGACCCAATACTCTTGTTACGAATAATTGGTTTGACTCTTGCAAGTACGACTTAGCTACATATGGTAATTCATATTTTGGGTTACCAACACCGTCTTTTGAAGGTGAAGTTGGGCCAAAGTATGTTTTGAATTCGTCGAAACTACTTATTAGAACTGGTTCGAAGGCTGGACCTTTTAAGGTTTCACCAACTAGACCAAGAGTTGTTACCCCGACGCTTTGAGCTACGAATGTTAAATCTTTCTCTGATGTGTAGACACCTGGAGAAACAAATACTCTGTTTGAATTTGCCATCGATTAATGTTTGGTTAATATTTTTATTACTTATTCTATAAATATCTTTGTTTTTAGCAAAGATTTCCGTACTTTCTTTAAAAAGATAGTTATTTATCTTAATATATCTTTTAATATCTTATACTATGGAAAACCCTCAGAAAAACGTTAAAATTAGTGACAAACACCACGAAATGTTAAAAACTTATTGTGATAAAAATGGTCTTAAAATTTATAAAGTATTGGAAAAATGGATTGAGGACTATTGTAAACCCAAAAAGAAAGACATATATGGTGATGATTAATACAAATATGTTACCCCAACTCTAGAACCTAACACTGGTGTTCCTTGTAATGTGATTTCATTTGATTCTGTAATTTCAAAACCAAGTCCCTCATCTTCAACAAGACCGTTAATATCTAAAGTAACAACACTATCAATAGTGTTCAATACTGTAAATGATAGTGATGTCCCATCATATGTGAAATATTCGGTAATAACCTGAATTGGTTTCCCGTATGTATCAATGAAAACACTATTTCTACCTTTAAAATATGTGATAGCAACAATACTACCTTCTTGAGGTGGACTGACAAATGTAATTTTAGACGTTCCAGGAATATGGAAATAATCCACATCTCTTTCCTGAATAAGTCCGTTGATTGTTACATTGAATAACATACCAATACTTTCACCAACACTAAACGCGGTCTGCATACCATCAGCAAGAAAAGTTGCGACAGTTATATCAATTGTTTTGTTAATATATTTCTTTTGATATCCCTTCGATTGAATAAACTCATTCATAAGGAACATTCTACTTACAGCGGGTTTAACCTCAAATTCTTCACTATCGATAAGGAACCCTAACATTGTAAACTTATAATTTTGGATGTAGAACCTACGACCATCAATTGTATCCATCGGAGTGTTATCGTCGATAGAATCAAGTACAATTGGTATATAATGACCTTTTACGGTTGTATATGATTGTCTAGCTGAGAATTTTTGTAAAACAATTTTATTGAACCGATTCAAATCTCTAAACTTCGTACAAACTATTGTAACCTCAAATGAAATATCAATCGCCACGGGTTGTGGCATTTTATAAACGTCCGCACCCATTTGTGAACCATTCCAAGTTGGGACAGTTGCATAATGAAAAGACTGTCTATCTGGTATTGTTCTTTGAATTGACGGATTAGTTCCGGGTTGTACATCGGGTTTTCTAATAACGGCAATAAACGGTAACTTCATATTACCATCATCATCTGAAAATTGCCAATTGTTTGTGAATTCACCCCATCTTTGTATTGTTAGGATTTTTGGAATAATTGGAATTGCAGATCCGTCTGAAACAACTTTGAAATGGGTCTTTATGAAATCTAACATCCCACCATCCAAATCATCGTGTAATATTGAGTCGGGCATATATGAATCTGAATTAGTTATTCTATCTAATAACTCTTGTCTTCTATCCATAACCTGTTTACCTTGATAAATTTCTTTACCACCGTAAACGTCAATATTGTTTTTTCTTTTAGGTATTCCCATTTTATACTCCTCTGAATTCTGTTTCCTGAGCCGGAGCACAGGTTATTGTTCTATAATGTGGTTTGTAACCAAACATTTTATGTTTATTATCTGAAGTTACTTTACCATCGTTTGTTACGGTGTAATATCTTACTTTATCTTCAGAATCAGCATAACCGACATAATCACCATATCTGATATCTATCTTTAATTCTTCCAAATGACTGATATAAACCGATAATGTTAGATTACCTGGTTCAGAATATCTTAATAATCCAGTTTTATATGAATTATTCTTTGGTTCATCAATTTTAACTAACGCGTTAAATTCAACAGGAGGGAAGTATTTTATTTCATCCTTACCAACTTCTGCATAAACTGAATCAATGTCGGTATTTGCTCTATCCACGCGATAAAGTACTAATTTCATATTCAAATCTCCGTGAAGATATTCTTGACCCATTTGTATGTTGATGTCAAAATCGTCTTTTGAGAAGAATTTCCCTAATCTAGTAATTGGTAGTTTATTATCCATATCCTCTATAAATAGTTTAATCTTCCATTCTATTTATGTATATTTTACAATATATGGAAAGTATTAATATTCCTGAGATAGAGGCAAGAAATATTCTATCGTCTTATGACGGTTCGAATAATCAATTATTGGAATGGAAACGTAAATTTACGGACGTTAAAAATTTTAAATTAACGAGACCGCAGGCTGAATATGTTATAAAATATAAAGACACAACCCCAAAGGTTGCGAGAAAGTATATTAACATTGTTTCAACCTTTGGTGAGAAACTACAAGAAGATAAACTATTAACAACAGCACCCGAATCAATTTGGTGTGAGAAATTATTATGTGAATCAGACAAGGCGTTTCACATTTGGGGTAAGATTTTAAACCACGAACAAATGTCGTCTTTTTGGTTACCTAAAGCTGCTGTGGTTCAAGAAGAGAAAAAATTAGATAGAGTAATCGATTATAGTAAGTACGATTCAAGACCCCCAATGGACCACCAAAAAATTGCGGTTGAAAAATTATTAGCAAATAATAAATTTATTTTAGCTGACGATATGGGTCTTGGTAAAACAACGTCCGCCGTTATTGCTTCTTTAGAAAGTAAAGCAAGAAAGATACTTATAGTGTGTCCCGCATCTTTAAAAATTAACTGGGAAAGGGAAATAAGAAACTATTCAGATAGAAAAGTTTTGATTGTCGAAGGACGTAAATGGGGTTCAACATTTGATTACTACATTATTAATTATGATATTATTAAGAACTACCACACTACAGACAAGAGTGAGGAT